CTCCACCTTCAACCTTATCTGTTCCTTGGTTCGTTGTCTAATTATCTTTGATCCCGGTCGCCAACTTTTTGTCCTGCGCGATGTTGTCTTAACATCTATCAACCTGACCTCTCCTGTTTCATGGTGAACTAATACCATGTCAATGGGGCCCGAACTAGATACATTTTTAAATACCTCGTATCCTTGTTCTAAGAACTTTATAACGGCTTTATACTCACTAACGTCACCAGTTACCCTTTTTTCATTTCTCCCCATGATGAACCTATATCCATATCGACTTTCAATGGAACTTTTAATTGCACTGTATTTTCCATTGCTTCTTTGATTTTTTGAGCTTGTTTGTCAGACTCTATAGAACAATTTAGTTCATCGTGAACCTGTATGTGAGATACTATTCCCTCTTCATATAAATCCACCATGGCTTTTTTAGTCATGTCGGCACTAGATCCTTGTATTAATCTATTCAAAGCCTTGTAAGTCCAAGCACGTTTTAAGTCACGTCCGTATTCTTTCTCCGCTTGCCATAAAGGTAACGGCTTATGTATACCAAATGCTCGTGGTTCCCATGTATCAAATCTACATTTACGACCTAACAATGTTCTAAGAAACCCTACATTTTCTGCTTTACGAGTTGCTTGTTCCATTAACTGTTTTACAAAAGGCACGTTAGCATGAAACTGTGTAAACAAATCTTCTGTTTCATCTCTATCTAGTCCTAATTCACTTGCAAGTTTACCCTTACCCATACCATACATCATACCTAAGTTAATTGTTTTCGCGGTTCTTCTATCTATACCAGCCATGTCAGCAACGGCTTGATGAAAGTCAGGGTCTTCATGCGTGTAAGATTCAATAACTTCATCTGCACCTTTTAATCCACCGCCGGTTAATGCAGCAAAGTGAACTAATACTCTAGGCTCTTGTTGTGAATAATCAAAGCTACCCCACTTACAACCTTCATCAGGGACAAAGATAGACCTGATCATTGGTCCGATATCCTTGTTTCTAGCTGGAATCTGCTGAAGATTAGGATTACTGTAACTAAATCTACCTGTAACTGTACCACCACTTTCACTGCGCATTTGATGTATATCAGCGTGAATACGACCTTTGTGCTCGTGTGTTAATATCGTATCAATGAATGTAGTGCGTGCTTTATTAAACTCTCTGGCCTGCACTATCATCTGTGCTAACGGGTGTTTGTGAGTTGTTAAAAAGTTTTTATCAAACTTTGGTTGACCTGACTTTGGTGTTCTTTCATAAGATATCTTTAACTTATCGAAAGCTTTAGCCACGCTGACAGCAGCCCAAACATCTACATCAACTCCTGTGTCTTGCTTAATTTTATGTAAAAGATCTTTTTCTTTTTTATTTAAATCTATTTTAATATGATTGGCTTTTTGTAAATCAACGCGAACTCCATTAGATTTCATATCTAATAAGCATGGGAAGAGCCGTGTTTCGAGATCAAAGATACTTGATAACTCTTGCTTAATTAATTCTACTTTAAAAAATTGCCATAGTCTGAGGGTCAGATCAGCGTCTTGTTCTGCATAAGGACCTACATACATAGGTGGTAATTTCCACATCTCTGCTTTCGCATCGACACCCCACTCCTTTGCGGCCTCGTATAATAGACCTTCTGACTTGGTATCTTTTAAATAATCTCTACCTAATTCATTCAAGGAGTATCTAAATCTATTTTCATCAATCAAGGGAGCGGCTATGAGAGTATCAATAATTTTACCTTTGACTTCTATACCCCACCAACGAAGCCAACCTACGTCATAAGAAGCGTTATGAAATATCTTATCGCAAGGTAATTCCATAATTTTTTTAATCTGACGCTTAACAATCTTTTCATCAAAGTTACCTCCACCCTCATGACGAATAGGAAAATAACCTTTCCAACCTTCGATAGCGATAGCTATTCCAGCAATGAAACCGTCTGCTCTTGCCCAACCTGGACCAGTAGTCTTGATATTAGGATCACAAGTTTCTAAGTCTATCGCTATTTCTGTAGCCTCTGATAAATCAGGCACCCTCTCAGGTGGCGTCCACTCGCTAGGTGGTTGAAATAGAGGCATTTGAGTCATTAGTCCTCTTTTTTTATTTCAGCAGCTATCGCAGCGTAACCAGCGATATCTACATAAGAATCTGGAGTGGCTTTATATTTTATTCTTGCCACTTTCATTAGTAGCATACACATAGCTACATCATGAGCTGATACTTCTTTTCCTAAATAAGAACTCCATAGATTTGCAATATTACAATGTGTGATAGTTTTATCACCGTAATCATGTGCTCTAGGGCCTGTAACTAATCTTATTGCTTCTTGTAAACATTTTTCACTATTCATCTTCTTTCTCCTTTTGTTGTTGTAAGTCTTGCAGTAATTGTTCCAAATCTTTCTTTAAAACTTTTACTGCTTTATCTAAATCATCGCGTCTAAGCTTTGCGCCTTCTGCTCTGACTTTAGAAATTTGTTTAATAGTTATCTGAAGTTGTTTTATAACAACGTTTGTAAATGACATTAAAAAGCCTCCGAAAATTCTCTGTCAGATTGAGATCTAACAATGTTTAATATATTCCTAGCACGTGTCATTCCAACATAGAATACTCGTCGCTCTGAATCCCTATGCTTCCAATACTCATCATCTGCTTTACGAGATAAGTCTGTTAGCAACATAACGTTATCTGACTCTCCACCTTTTGATCCGTGTATTGTCGATAACTTGATCCGTGGTTCGTGTCTTATGTTCTCACCACGACGTAAAACTGCTCTTACATAAATAGATTTTGACGGCGGTATATTTTTCAAAGCTTTATACCACGGCAACTCTTTATCTATTTTTAATCCGTAACTATCTTTTAATGTTTCGTAATTGTATAATTTTTCTTTGTCTGCTTTCTTCATACCCTTATGCTCTGTTCCTACTCCCTCTCCAGTCTTAATATAAGCATAGCAACTTTTCACTTGTTTAATACCTATTTCTTTACCCCTACGTAGATCTTCCCACGCTAAGATTGCTTCGTGTATTCTTTTATTAATAGAAGTTTTATCCGCTCTTTTATAATAGTAACCGTAGATTTTTAAGTCCTCTTCTAACTTATCTAAACGATACCTATCCCTTGCTAAGATCAACCACTGACCTTCTTTCATTTTTTGTAACTGTTCAACAGGATGTATGTTTACCTCACCGTCATCATCTCTTGATGTCCACTCTTTATCTACTCTGTCTGATATTCTTGTAATTAGTTTATTTGCATGTTTATGAATTAATTTAGATAGCCTGTAAGATTTATTTAAGACAGTTCTATTACCTTCCATATTAATTAAATACTCAGGTCTGGCACCAGCCCAACGATAGATAGCTTGATCATCATCTCCGGCGACGTAGACTCTTTTACTATTTTCAATAATTCTTTCTACCATTTTCCATTGCAACCAACTCAAATCTTGTGCTTCATCTATTATTACCACGTCGAATTGAGGTATTGTATCGTAATGTTTTTTATTAAAGTCCACTATCAAATCAGTCAAATCAAATTTGTTTCTCTCTGACTTATATTGATGTAAAGCTCTATCTATATAGTTTAATTTTCTCCAGCCACCCTCTAAGTGACCTACACTAGGATCATTAAAAAAGTTTTCGGTTGTAAGTCCTCTGACTTTTGCACCGTCAATAACTTTCATAAATATATCATCAGGAAAACCAGCGCCATATGTTTCGGTGTTCTTGTTCGGATTACTAAGATTAATTTGTAGTTTATCTGATACCACTTTGTAGTCATCATCACTCATGATGTTTTCTTCTTTTAAATGTAATTCTCTGTAAGCTAAACTATGTAATGTTCGAAAGTTCATAAAATCTTTTGTGCTATAATTTAATTGTGAAATAGCTCTAGACAGAGCTTCGTCTGCTGCCTTGTTAGTAAAAGCTAAATAAGCTATCTTATTTGGCGATACTTTATTTTCTCGTAATTCTTTTTCTACGATACGAAGCAAGTGTGTAGTCTTCCCTGTGCCTGGTGGTCCGAATATTATGTTTCTCAAAAAGGAGCCTCTTCTCTCATGTCAGGTGTTTTAAACTCTTCATCATTCTTTTTTTGCCAAGGTATATACCATAAGTAAGTAGTTTTATTTTTTACCTTACGTCTAACATCACCACCACCTAATTTATTTCTAATGTGAGCAGTCATTTCTGTAGCACTAAAATCTTTAAAATCATTTTTCTTTAAAAACTTCTGTAACCAATCTGATCTAAAAAAAGCAGTCATTTTTTCAATCTTAACTTCTTTTTCAACACCTTTTTCCTCGACTATATCAATGTATTCTCTGTTCTCAAACAGGGCCTTACCCATTTCAATCTCGTCTATGTGTTCTGCTTCACCTTGATCCTCTAAAAATCTTTCTAATAAATTTTCAAATCTACCTGTCTTTGTAATCTCATGAGGCATTTGTATTACCTCTACAACCTGTAATAAAGATTGTATTCTATTATCCCAGTCTCCCGGTCTCATAATATTAGGCAATATATTTATTTCATTCAAACATGCTTTTCTAAATCTGTGTTGATCATACAACTGTTCTGTAGATAATTTTAATCTTCTACCGTCTATGTTTAAGAACCATGTGGACTCATCACTTTCAAACTTTGTTAAATCACTAACCTGATGTTGAAAAGAATTACCTATACCATACTGTTTCGCTCTGCATTGTATTGGCGAACAAACAGAACACATGGGTTGATCTTTGCATTTATACTGATAATCTTTTTTCTCGTGTTGATTAATTGTTTTTTGAACCTGAGCTGAACTAAGAGGTCTTTCCATATATTTGTGATTAAATTCATCTACTTTATCTTTCCATTGCTCTGGCCATTTTTTCTTTGCGTAAACTGCATACTGATACAAAGTATTGTCTCTACCGCCTTCAGGTATACCTTGTGACATAAGAGTTGCTATACAAGGTGGTCCATCATCTAAATCATTTATTTGTTTTTCTACCTTAGGTTTAAAGTCTTTAAGATATTGTAGACCTGAAGAATGTTTTTCATATAGAAGAAAGAACTCATCTAATGTAATAGCTTGACCTTCGTCGTCAAATGCGTGCCTCATACTTTCATCACCACCGTGATAAGGTAAGTTTAAAAAATTACCTGTGTCTCCTCTATCTGCTCTTATTTCTATTTGTTTGGGAAACACTTCACAATTAGCATATCCTATCAATCCAGACCACTCTATTAGTTTGTCTCTAATAATCTTTGCTTGTGTTGGTTCTCTTAAAAATAAAAATATGTGAGCACCTCCACTCTTTGATCTACACATAACCAAAGGTAAATCCAATTTTCTAATCTTACTTATAATCTTTTTAAAATCTAAAGGATATGTATCTATGTCTATACAACCCCATATACAACTTGAATCATCTCTTATTGGTATGATACCTAGACTAGGATCCTTACCTTTAATATGATCAATCCATAATTGATCTGTTACAGGTTGTTTTAATATAAAAGCTTTGCCTGAAGCTTTCCCGTTTACAGATTGTCCGTCGCTTACGTATTGACCGTAGGCTCTGTCTAAGCCGTAAAAAATACTTTTAAACTTTTTTACTTTGTCTTCCATGAACTAAAAGGGGCGGTTGCCCGCCCCTGTTTTTATTAGAAAGGAACCTTTTGATCTTCTGTTGCAGTTTCCTGTTCATATTTAACTTTGACTTCGCCTTTGTTTACACTTTCAGCAAAAGTCTTAGCCATGGAGTAATAATTAGTATCTTGTAGTTGGTCCTCTCTAGAGATCTCCCAACCATACCAATTACCTTTATCATTACCTTCCTTAACTGTTTTTAAACGATAGTAATGACTGTAAGAAGGAGGAGTGAATAATCCATTCTTACCTTTTAGCTTTAAATTAAGTAACATCGAGTTCCATTTTCTACTCTTCTTTAACTGAGTAGCTTTCATGGTAATCAAAGCTGGAGTTGCGTCACCACTATCTGTGATTAATAACACATAGTGATTACCACAAGTTTCAACATAATTACCATTAGAGAGTCGATCTTTATTGTTATCATCTCTCGTTGTTTTGGTTAAGACATCACTTGAAGCATCAAAGACACTTATCGGTGCACCCGATCCTTGTCCTCTGTCAGCCCACTCAACGTATTGACGTTGATACGCACACGGTAAAACACGTATACCTTTTGACCCGTCATACAATTCACTTGTAACTGTATTAAAGATCATACCAGCTTTTGCGTTTTCAAGCTCTTCCAGTTCAGGAGAGAGCTGCATCAAGACTTTTAATCTTGGTGTTGCTAAATCATCTTGTGAGATATTTTCAAGTCCGCTAGAAGCGTCCATTTCCATAGTCTCTAGATTTAGTGCGGGTAGTTTGCTTTCTTCTTTTTTTGCAACACTGTTAGTGTTTGCACTTGCATTTGCCATTTTGTACCTCCTATGTACATTTTACTTTTTACTTATTTTGGTTTCGGCGCCAACAAAGACTCCGAATTTTTCCATAGGTAGTTCCTTACCTTCGTTAATTTGCTCTCTTACAAAAGCTTTTAACGTCATAGGTTCTACCCATAGTTTTTGCTGAGGATCGTAACCAAGCTCTTGAATTCTATTTATAAATTCAGAAGCTGTTATATCTTCACCTTTACCGAACGTAGCAGATACTTGATTCTTAATCAAGTCGCCATGTCCGTTATCACGAAGCCACTGAAAAGCGTCCTCGCGAAACCTTACTGGAATAGAAGCTTGAACTTTTTGTTTCACTTTAATTTGTGAACCGTCTTTAAGTGTCAAACTTTCTAAGCCAAGTTCCGCCATTCTGGCTGGAATTATTTCTTCTGATAACTTTCGAATATTCTTAGCTTTATCTTTTAACATTTGTTCAAGCTCTTCATATTCTTTTTGTTCTGACGCTAATTCAGAACAAAGACCAGAAACTTCTTTTAGTGAGTTATCACCAATAGTAGGTTTGGAAACATCTGCTTCCATATCATCTAACAAACTATTCATCTATTTCTCCTCTCTCATACAAATTTACTTCAATGGGATAATACTTGTATTCACGTTTATCCCACTTCAAACATTTGAATCTACCACGATTATAACTCGCAGCCATGGCACACGCAATACCAATAATAGAAGGATCTCCTATAAGTAATAAATAATCATCATCACTAAAATCTTTTAATTTTCTGTGAAGACGTTTAACAGTTGGTCCTGTGCTTAAAACTAACTGAGAACCTTCTGGTAACAAAAGTTCTAACTTGCCATATTTTTCGGCACTTAAAACATTTTTACCCACTACTTCTTGTACTACAAATACTGCCATTCTTAATTCTAGTTTTAATATAGTCATTGACAAAAACTTTTGCAAGTATTAATTTTATTTTAAGAATTAAAGAAAGAGTTAGTTATGGATTATAAGTTTAAAACAAAGCCATACGAGCATCAAATAAAAGCTTTGGGTGCTTGTCATAATAAAGAAAACTACGCTTTATTTATGGAAATGGGCACAGGTAAATCTAAAGTTTTAGTTGATAATATTGCTATGCTTTACGATAAAGGAAAAATAAATGCGGCGTTGATTATAGCACCAAAAGGTGTTTATAGAAACTGGGAAAGACAAGAGATACCCATACACATGCCAGAACACATCTTATATAATATTGTTGCATGGTCTCCTGCCACGACAAAAAAAC